CCACTACTGATATGGGATGTCAAAAAGGAGCAGGATCGTTTAAGCGATGTGATGAGCCTTATCATTGGGTAAGGATTACTAATCATCCATATGCATTAGCTAATGGCTATGGCGTATCATACAAGAAGCAATGCAAGTATTGTGGGGCGTGTGGGGTGATGGAGAAGAAAGAGCCTACCAAAGGTTCTGAAGTGATAAATGAACAAGAATCTCAAGCATATGAAGAGGATCAAAAATTATATATTCAGAATGAACGAATCAGGCGAATGCGTGAGGAGTCAGAATTAAAAGAACAACAGAGATTACAATACAAAGAAGAATATCACAGGTATTTACAGACTGATATTTGGAAGGCTAAACGAGAGCTTATTTTAAAAAGGGATAACTATACCTGCCAATCATGCTTAACTGAGCCAGCAACTGAGGTTCATCATTTATCTTACCAATCTTACGAACAGCAACCTGGTAGCGAAAAAGGATGGGAACTTATATCCGTCTGTCGAGACTGCCACAAAAGAGAACACATATGAAATTACACCCAATACATTACATCCTATTCGGCCTAGCGATCATCGCCTTCGCCTACACAGTTCTATCCTTTGCACTGGCGATTCTATGAATCAGATACTTGATAAAATTCAAAAGCAGGAGGATGCGGCTAAATGCCTCAGCTTTCTCGATAGGGAGGAAAGAGAAATTTTCATCGAATACTACATCGATGGGAAAACTTTTGAGGAGATCGCTTCTACTAGAAATATGACAGGTCAAAATATTCGTAGAAAAATTTTGCAGTGCAAAGAAAAGGCGAAATTCGGTTTTAACTTTAGTGCTAACCTACAGGGATTTCCAAACAATGAATACACCTAAAATAATCGGCCTCTGTGGCTCCAAGGGTGTGGGTAAAAGCACCTACGCCAAGTCATTCGAGGGAGCCGCCATCCTGTCATTCGCCACCCCGATTAAGGAGATGCTCAAGGTAATCCTACCGCATCCCGCTTGGCTGGAGAAAAAGGAAGAACCGATACCAGGCTTTCCCGATGGGATAACTGTCAGGCGGATGCTTCAGGAGTTGGGAACCTCCTTCGGTAGGGAAACTATTTACCCAAATCTATGGGTCGATATTGCCATGCGACAGGCAGAGGATCACCTGGGCAGGCGACTGATCATATTTGATGACATTCGATTCCCCAACGAGGCGTGGGCGATCAAGCGACTAGGCCACAGGCATGAAATCCTAACACAGATCGTTCATATTTCAAGGAAGGGACATGAGCCTGACGAGAATGACCTTCATGTTTCCGAGGCGGGACTACCTAAGTATTTCATCGATAAATGGGTGACTGTGGATGAAAAAGGAGAGGCGACAGAATAACTCCGTTCGAAAGATGGCGACCGATGCGAGGCTCAAACAAATGCTTCGCTCGGTCCCATCCGATCATGATGGATTTACTCAGGATGAAATCGCACGAAAAGCAGGCGTTGCCCGTGAAACCATCTCCAAGATTGAAAGAGGGGCGATGATGAAAATCACTGAGCAGATCGCCAAATACCTATCCGACTAATGGCCACTCTTAAAGGAGATCTCCGCAGATGCCTCGAGAATCTGCCAGCAGGTACACTGTCTCACCATGACATCATCCTGCGAATAGCACTCGTGGTGACCAGGCATATCGATGATGCGAGTGAGGCGGAACGGGTAGTCTTATCACTTCTTGAAGATGTGCCACATCGCCCTAATCAAACCTTTGAGGTCAGGAACGCTGTCAAGGGAGCCTACGACCGACATCAGAAGCCTCACATACCCTCCAACCCGATCAAGGTCACTCAGCCCGATCCATCCCTCAAGGAACAGAATCTAGGCGAACCTGGTCTATTCGAGAAATACACAATAAAATCAGACCCCATTCCAATGAATGCCGGTGAGGCGGTCAGCAAACTATTCGATCCATCCGAGTATATATTTATACAGCGTCAGGTGGCCGAGAAGGGTAGGCTACTATCCGCATCCGATTGGATCGCTCAACCCGATCTTTCCCAATACCAGTTCATTACCTATAACACTTTCCCCGCCCAAGCGACCAACCGATCAGAATCTCAGGTGCTCGGGCGGAAATATCTTCTGCACGAAACAGATGATCCATCCCTAACCTTCGAGCAACAGCTTGGCCTGATCAAACGACTCGAGAATGAGGCCGAACTCAAGATGATCGTAAATTCAGGAGGCAAGTCCCTCCATGCCTGGTTCAAATGGACTCCCGGCAATAAGAAGGCATTCCTCGAGCTATCCCAAAAACTCGGTGGAGATCCACGATTTAAACTAATGAACCAACTTTGCCGGCTACCCTGGGGAACCCGCCGTAAAGAGGGTAACCTGCCAGCCGCCCAACCGATCATCTTTTGGAAGGATTGAATGATCCACAAGTTCTTCCTCAAAAAAATGATCGCACGACGATTTATTAATCTAGGCGTTCCCGTAAAGGAAGCCTGCCACTTTGCCGATCAGATGGATGATGAGAACTCCGTCCTGATCGTCCGCGATCCCGATACCTTTAAACCCGATATAATAGTTCTAATAAAAACCAAACATAAATAACAACATGGCCAAACGAGAAGATTACCTAAACCCCAAGACCCTAGCCAAAGCAGATGAGCTTGACCAGTATTTTGCCTCCAAGGGCAAGATCGATTACCCAACCCATTCCGAACAGGATTCACCACCCACTGCTTACTCCATAGCAATCGATGATCCACTCCCTCCACCCAAGTTCCTATCCCTGTCCTTTATGATTACGATGGACAAGGATCGCTCAACCCTTCCCAATCAAATAATCGAGGGGGTTCTCTATAAAGGCTCCAAGATGATCATCTCAGGCTCCTCCAAGGCCGGTAAAACGCTCTCCCTCCTACACCTCGGCCTAGCTGTTGCCAATGGAGAGCCTTGGTTGGGCCATAATACCCATAAAGAAGGTTCCAAGGTCATTTACTTAGACTTCGAACTAAAGCCCCGTATGGCCGCCAAGAGGATTGCCGAGATGGTAAGAGTCAATCCCGGCTATGACCCGAATAACGATAACTTCCTATATTGTGGACTCCGAGGCCAGTCCCGTACCCTTGAAGACCTCGTACACCACATAGAAGACCTCGAGAACCACCGCCCTGACCTCGTAATTGTCGATCCCTTCTATAAACTCGCCACTGGAGCCGATGAAAATGATGCCGGTGCTATCGGGGAAATAGTAAACCGAATGGAGAAGTTCTCCGAAAGACTCGACTGCTCATTTGTCTATGCTCACCACTTCTCCAAAGGAAACAAGTCTGACACGGACCATATTGACCGGGCAAGCGGGTCAGGCGTGTTTGCCCGTGACCCCGATGCCATCCTTACCCTGACTCCCCACGAGGAGGAGGATCACCTGGTACTCGAGGCCACCCTCCGAGACTTTCCGACTCCCTCCCCCCAAGTGGTAGAATTTTCTTGGCCGAACTTTATCCACAAGCCTGATATGGAACCCAAACTCCGAAAGCCTGGGCAGACGAAAGCCAAAAAAGATCGCCTGAATAAACTGTCTGATGCTCTTGTCGAGTTGCTTAAAATTAATTCGATTATGGGTCTGAATAATCTAAAAATTAAGCTTGAGGAGAAAACAGGTGAAGAAATTCATCCCGATACCATCAGAAATATTATAAAAAAGGATGAAAATATTATTGTACAAAAGAGGGGGAAAGGTCTCGAAAACATTTATATTTATAAGAAAGATTAGTGTCTCAACTCTGTCTCAAAAGTAGTAGTCGTCGCCTTATATAGAAACAACGACTACTACCCCTAAAAGGCTAGAGGTAGTAGTTGCCCGCCCTGCCGGGCACAACTACTACACTTGCCTAGCCATAAAAGCGACGACTACTTAAATCGAATGAAAGCATACATCGTACAACTACTCACTCGGAGGAGGAGAATAACAGGAAAGAACCCTGTGCTCGTAAAAGGCTTTTGTTGGGTGAATAGGAGTCAGAAGACTCGCTGGAGAGGTAAAACGCCTTCTAGGCTACTATATGAGCCTTTAAATGCTATTCCTGTGGATTAGGCTTCGGTGTCAGAATCAGAAGATTTAAAGTTAGGATCAGATCGAGGGTCCATCTCGTATTGGATATATCGCTCCATACCTTCAAGGGCTAACTCGTCAACCACTTGACCTATGCTCAACTTTTTACGCTGGCCAATCTGCTTGATGAGGTCGCGGGTTGCCGGATCAACCATGCAATGGAATCCGACACGGCGAACCCCAGGTCGGGCAGGCGGTCGGCCGGTTTGGTTTGGACGCTTACCGCCCCATTCTTTTTTATCGGTCATCAGTTCAACTCCTCTTCTTTGGATATTCGCTGAAGGTAGGAAACGATTGTCGTTACAATGCCCGAATGTTCTTTAGGCATCCGATCTGCCAATTCCTCTACATTATCTAAAAAGGATACATCGGCTAGGCTCATAAGCATATTGAAGAACAAACCTTCGACATCATTCTTTGGAGCGGCTTTAGTTACAAATACAACCTCCGAGTCGATGTCGCCGATTGTTTTAATGAAACTGTTTATTGGGTTATCGGTCATAGCAAAAGTTTTTAAACTGATTCTTCAGTCCATGATCTCACAAACTGATGATTTTTGGTGTAGTTTTTTACTGCTCTAGAAAATGAATTTTCATCTTTATAGTCCCGCTCCCACTTTAATTCATAATTCATAGTAGGTGCTACAGGTTCGCTATAAAAGGACCACTCATTAGATCGAGGGTTAAAAACTTTACTCAATCGTACAGGACTAAGGTGGCTATTCTTGCCGGTCAAGTTGAAATCGTAGTGTGTGTTGTTCATATGGTTGGTCTCCTCGGTTGATGTATTGTTTAGCAACATAGATCGCCAAAGGTGCAACCTAATGGGCAGTGTAGGCCGGTTCTCTCAAGTTCGTTTTTAAATTCTTCAGAATAATCATGGCTGAGCTTGGCATTTAAATCCTGCCACTCGAACTGCCAGTCCATCATTCTAGCACTTAAAAACTTCTTACCGCCGTTGTAATCGCTTCTCCAAGCATCGCAGTAAACATGACCATATTTGGAGATGATGTTTGTTAAGTAGGAATATCTTTTGAATAGTTTTGTAAAGTTCATACCCTCAATCTAGCTTACCTGTACAGAAAAGCAAGATATATTTTACATTTATTTTTAATAATGTTGTAAGTGCCTAATAGTTAGTAGGCTAGGGGATGAAAAAAATTAAGATTGTACATCCGAAACTTCAGCATCGACCACCTTTTCATCTTTCAGGTTGGCAAGCTCGGCTCGGATCTCGTCCAGGCTCAGAGATTTCTTTACCTCGATGGTTTGGGTAGGCTCGCCTTCATATTGTCTGTGCTTGTCGATTAATATGCCTGTGGCGATTGGCAGGACTCCGTTTGGTATCTCATCGTCCTGTAGCTTCGTTATGAGCTTTTCAACGGCAAGATGAGTCGCAGTGCCAATTAAGCCTCTCAAGTGCTTTTTAGAGTCCTTCAGGGCTTCCTGTTCCCTAGATTTGACAACGGCAATCGTATGGGCTGAAACTTTACAGGCTTTAGTGATCGATGTAATCGTTGCACCCTGTGCCAACATCGTAACTACTTTGGCGTAGTCCTTTGGTCGCTTATCGTAAAGCTGTTGGCCAGTAAATACACCTGGGCAGACTTCTTCGGTCTTTAGGTTAGCTGGTAGATTCTCGGCATATTCTACCTTTCTTGGTCGCTTTGTAGGCATAAAATCAATCGGTGTAGCAATTTGAGAATGAATTATCAATAAGGTATTTGGCAAGTACAATTAGACATAATCCTTATTATGCGTAACTCGTAAAAATCTAGTTTTGTTACGGATACATATATATATCAGCGACTTACGCAAAAAACACCACATTTCGCACTATAAAAAATATTATGATCCTGACAAACAGACAGGGGGGGAGGGGGTCAGGTTGAGCGGTCTGCCGGCCACCGCGACCGATTATGTCCCATAAAAAAATTCTGACAAATTGCC